ACGATCATGACCACCGCGCGTACGGGTGGTGGTGGTGGTGGGGGTGGTGCGCTTCAGCGTCTGTGGCTTCCTGCGTTTGCGCTGGACGCGTTCGTGACGGTGACGGTCGGGGTTGGCGGGACCGTCGGTGTGACGTTTGGTGGTGTCGGTGGGAATACGAGCTTCGGGACGATCGTGGCTGGCGGCGGATCTGGCGGCGGCGGCGGGTCGTCTTCGCAGGTCTCTGGCGGAACGGGCGCAGGTGTGTCTGGAAACCTTCAGCGGCCCGGGACGGCCACAAAGACCGCATACGCTGGAATAGGTGCCAGCACGAGTACGACTTCGGGTGACATCTGCTACGCAGAATATGGGGGTGCTCCCGGTGGCGGGAACGCAGTCAACGGTGGAGCATCCTGGCCCGGGCATGGCTCACTGGAAGGAGCTGGCGGTGGCGGCGCGGGTGGAAGTGGGAGTACCACGAACGGACTCAACGCTCCATCTGCTGGCGGCAGCTCGGGCACGTTGACGGCGGGGTTGGGTGGTGCCGCTGGAGTCGGCGGCGCGTCTCCGACCCCTGGTTCGCCGGGGGCCGCCGCCGTGACTCATGGTCTTGGGTGTGGCGCGGGCGGCGGCGGCGGCGGCGGTACGATCACAGCGACGACAAACGGAGCAGATGGTGGAGTCGGCGGTTTCCCTGGCGGTGGTGGTGGCGGTAGCGGGGGTGCGACGAACACCGCGAACTCAGCTCGCGGTGGCCGTGGCGGAGATGGCTATGCGTTGATCGTCTCGATCGGCTAGGGGGATCGCCACATGGCTAGAACCCTCCTCGATCGAAAGTCAACCGAGCTCGCCGATCTAGGGCTATTCAGTGGCCGTAGTGGAGCGCACCTTCGTGGTGATCTCTATCGCGACACATCGACATCAACGGCCACCAACGCTGCGGCTCAGGCTGCTTCTGGCACGGGTGCCGCCTACGACGCGTCGATCAGCATCGCGGCCTCGTCGGGTAGTTCGGCGGGCACGGGAGCGTCGAACGACGCGGCGGCCAACATCGCACCCAACGCCGGGAACGCAGCCGGTACAGGTGCGGCCTACACCATCACGGGCACGACGGTCTCGGCTGGGATCGCCCTCGCCTCCGGGACAGGTGCCGCCTACAACCCGACGCCCTCGATCGCCTCGAGCGGCATCGTCGCGACTGGCTCAGGTGGGGCCAACGCCCCGCCGACCAGCATCGCTCCCACGAGCAACCTGGCGTCAGGCACAGGTGCAGCCGGAGACCCGGCGAGCTCGGTCGCAGTCAACACGGGTTCAGGTGCCGGAACAGGCGCAGCGAACAACGCGACCGGAGCCGTATCCAAGGAAGCGTCTGCGGGCGTAGCGACCGGAACGGGTGCTGCCAACGGTCCGTCGACGAGCGTCGCTCCGACTGCCGGAGTCGCCACGGGCACGGGTGCCGCCAACATCGCCTCGGAAACGACGGCGGTCGCGAGCACGGCCACTGGCACGGGCGCTGCGAATAACACGAGCACCAGTGTCGCCGCGACGGCTGGCCTCGCCACAGGCACAGGATCGGCCCTGGGACCGACGCCATCGGTCCAGGTCGCTTCGGGAGCAGGGTCTGGAACAGGTGCAGCCAACGGGTCGACAACGTCGATCGCGCCGACCCAAGGTGTCGCCACCGGAACCGGCACGGCCCAGACTCCAAGTGCATCCATCGCCGTCAACAGCGGTCTCGCGAGCGGCACGGGTGCGGCGAACAACGCAACTGGGGCTGTCGCCAAGGCGGCCAGTGCGGGTGTCGCGACAGGCACAGGCGCAGCCAACGGACCGGCTGCATCGGTCGCAGGCTCGAGCGGATCCGCGACAGGAACTGGGACGGGCCAGACTCCTGCTGCGTCGGTTGCTGCGACCGCAGGCGTCGCAACCGGCACGGGCGCTGCCAACAACGCAACGGGAGCCGTCTCCAAGTCGGTAAACCCGACAGCGGCAACGGGCACCGGTGCGGCGAATGGCGCATCAACCAGCGTGGCTCCAACGGCTGGAGTCGCCACTGGTGTCGGTACAGCCAATATCGCCTCAGAGACGACCGCCGTCGCGAGCACAGCGACCGGTACTGGTGCGTCGAACGGCGCATCGATCAGCGTTTCCGCTTCGGCTGGCGCTGCATCTGGCACTGGCGCTGCGAATAACGCCAACGCCTTGGTCGCGGCAGGCCCATCGCAGGCCTCTGGTACTGGTGCGGCGAACAACTCGAGCACCTCGGTCGCAGGGTCATCTGGTGCGGCGACCGGGACAGGAACCAGCGGCAGCCCGGCGGGTTCGATCGCCGTCACCGGCGGCATCGCCACGGGCACCGGTGCCGCCAACAACGCATCTGGTCAGGTCGCCAAGTCAGTCAGTCCGACGGCGGCGACTGGCACCGGCACGGCATACAACCCAAGTCTCTCGGTCGCATCGACCGCAGGTATCGCTACCGGAATCGGGGCGGCACTCACTCCTGGCCCAAGCGTCGCGGTCAACGCCGGGCTCGCCACCGGAGCCGGAGCTGCGTACGGGGCCACCGGTGTTCCGGCGATCGCGGCCAGTGCCGGTCTGGCCTCGGGGACCGGCGCAGCGCAGCCGCCTCGGATTGACATCGCCGCCTCGGCGGGTGTCGCGACTGGCACCGGAGCTGCCTACCCAGCGACCCAGTCGGTGGCCAACCCAACGGCCGCTTCTGGTTCTGGGTCAGCGAACGACGCGAGCGTCGCGATCACGACCAACCCATCGGCTGCCACGGGCACAGGGGCAGCGGGCACAGCAAGCATCACGATCGCACCGAACGCCAGCACGGCGACTGGTACCGGTGCGGCGAATGGATCGAGCACCTCGGCTGCTGGCAACAGCAACGTTGCCACGGGCACCGGTTCAGCGCCCGATGTAAGCATCTCGGTTGCGGTCAACGCTGGCGCGGCGTCCGGCACAGGCACGGCCTACTCGGCGACCGAGAGTGATACGGCCAACGCAACGACCGCCAGCGGTGCTGGTTCGGCGAATGGGCCGAGCGTGGCCATCGAGGTCAGCGCTGGGCTCGCTGCCGGAACTGGCACGGCCTACGACGCTACCGTCACGTCCACGGCCGAAGGTAGCGCTTCGCCCAGCACGGCCACGGGCACAGGATCGGCCAGTGATGCGTCAATCAGCCTGGCACCCAACGCCAGTGCTGGCGCAGCAACGGGTTCTGCCGGTAGTCCGACCAGCACGGTCGAGCCAACGGCTGGACTGGCCTCGGGTAGCGGTGCCGCTTCGGATGGCACCGGATCAGTCGCAGCATCGGTCAGTGCCGCGAGCGGTACGGGTCAGGCGAACAACGCCACCGTCAACACCTCATCGGCCACCCAAGCCGCTGCCGGAACCGCCACCGGTACGGGAACTGCCAGCAACGCCTCGGTCAAGGTCGAGGCATCGGTCCAGCCCGCTGGCGGAACGGGCAGCGCGCACGACGCCACGGCAACCGGTGGTGGGACGACTCGCCGCCGCGAACCTGGTGCCTGGGTCTGGGATCGCGGGCGGCGGTCGAAGGTCACGGTCGAGTCGGAGCTCCACATCAGTTGGAGAATCCGGGCCGCGATCGAAGCGACGCTCGTCATCGAGTACCGCATCAGGGAGCTCATCGAAGCTCCAATCGCAGCCACCTGGCGTATCGCTGGGCGTATCGATGAAGGACGCGAGTTGTCCTGGTCGGTCCTGGACCTCGATCGCGTCACCAAGGCCAACCGCCGCATCCTGGCGGAAGAGATGGACCCGGACCTGATCCTGGTTCGTAGGAGGTAGACATGGTCGCGACGAGCGAAGAGAGCAAGCCCGAGGAGAACAAGGAGTCGACCGACGCCAAGGAGGCGAAGGCGGCAGCCGACCCGGTCAAGGACGACCCGGCGTTCATGCCCAACATCGTGCCGCAGACCGGCGAGGGCGGGAAGGCGAGCTCGAAGAAGGAAGTGGACTCGGGCCTCGAGCCGAACCCCCACGATCCAGTCAACTCGCCGCAGGCGAGCAACCCGACGGTCATGACCGGGGAGAACGAGTAGATGGCAACCAAGAAAGCAGCCAAGGTCGACAAGGTCGACAAGACCGTCGAGCGAGATGAGACACGGGTGAAGCCATCGGCCTCATCGCGCAAGTCGCGCAAGGGCGATGTCCGACTGGACCCGCAAGGCGCGCTTCTTCCGGGCAACACCGTCACCTTCGTCGCTGACGAGGGTGAGGGCGTGGTCCAGGCCAAGATCATCACCGCCAAGGATTCCTGGCTCGTCGCCGCAAGCAATACCGCAGGCGGCGCTCGTGTCTCGAAGATCATCGAGACCGGTCACGGCGAGATCACCGTGGAGTTCTACGAGGACGGCAAGCTCTACGCGTCGGGGACTTGGACCGTCGGTGCGTAGAACGTACGGGGCCGTCGTCTACACCGGTGGCACGTTCGACCTCTTCCATGCCGGTCACGTCGAGCTGTTGCGAACCTGTCGTTCGCTGGCTGGGCGTGACGGCAGGGTTGTGGTGGCGCTCAACACCGACCAGTTCGTGATGGATTACAAGCACATCATCCCGAGCCATGACTACGACGCCCGTAAGATCATCCTTGAGGCCTGCCAGTACGTTGACCTGGTGGTCTGCAACACCGGCAACGAGGACAGTAAGGTGGCGATCGAGGTCGTCCAGCCGGACATCATCGCCATCGGAGCCGACTGGTCGCCGCAGAACGGCAAGGACTACATGGCTCAGATGAAGTTCACCGAGCAGTGGCTCAACGAACGACACATCGAGCTGCGCTTCGTGCCCCTCCTGGCAGGGCACTCGGCGACCATCACCCGCCGGAAGCTGGCGTCCGTGCCGTGAAGAAGCGCGGTGTCGTCATCGCCTCCCATCCGGGTGGCATGACGCCACTGATCACGCTCCTGAACTCGCTATCGACCTGCCGCCGCCAGGTCCACGTCGTCATCAACAACTGCCCCGAGGACCAGGTTCTCGCCATCCACGACCAGCTCATGCAGGTCGATCTCATCCGGCCGCTGTGGGTCTACTTCAACGAGGAGCCGGGCTACGAGCTTGGCGCGTTCAAGACCATCCTCGAGCACACCGACCTCGACGAGTTCCTCTTCCTCCAGGACACGTTCGAGGTCAAGGACGTTTCGTTCATCGATGTCGTCTTCAGGCGTAAGGAGTCGGTCGCACTGGGACCGACGTTCTTCCACTACGCCGGTAAGTGGAAGCGTTCGGTCCTCGAGCAGATGGAGATCCCGGTCGTCCGCAGCAAGCAAGAGTCCATCCACTGGGAGCACACCTTCAGCCGCCAATACTGGGAGCGCGAGACCGTGTGGGTGTTCGACCCGCACTTCCACGACGGTGAGCACAAGGGCTTCGTCGACGCCTTCGGCCGCGAGAACATGCTCCTGGAGAACGAGTTCTACATCAAGCGCAAGGGCACCTGGAAGTGATCCCGGTCCTGGGTGTCCCGACGCTCTACCGGGTCGATCTGCTCAAGCGGATGCTCGACTCGATCGACCACGAGGTGGGGATCAAGCTCATCATCGATAACGGCGGCCTGGTGCCCGAGTGCGATGCCACGGTCATCCGCTTGCCGCACAACCTCGGGGTCGGGGCGAGCTGGAACCTAATCTTCAAGATGACGCCGCGAGCACCGTGGTGGCTCATCTGCAACGACGACATCGTCCTCGGACCCGGCGACCTGGAGCGACTGGCGGGGGTCATGGAAGACCCATCGCCCAAGATCGCGATGCTGCTCGGCTTCACGTCGTTCGGCATCAACCAGGCGGCCCTCGACGCCGTGGGGTTCTTCGATGAGAACTTCCACCCGGCGTACTGCGAGGACAACGATATGACCTGGCGAGCTGGGCTTGCCAACGTTCCTCTCATCAACGTGGAGTCTCACGTTGAACACGAAGGGTCGGCGACCATCCGTGGCCACGATCTTTACATGCGGCAGAACGGCAACACGTTCCCGCAGAACTTGGCCTACTACCGCTCCAAGTGGGGCGGCAACCCAGGCCAGGAAACGTATCGAACACCATTCGATCAGGGTGGTGATCCAGCCGGAGTCCCGATCAAGTTGACCCGGCTCAACGAATACGCCTGGGCTCGATTGAAGCCCGAGCAGGAGGATCAGGAATGACCGTCGCGATCACCATCGTCCCCGCATCCGGAAGCGTCAAGGCCAAGGTCAGCGCGTGCCGCGTGCATGTGACCGGAGCCAGCGCCACGGACTCGACAACCTACGACACGGCCGAGCTTCCTCGTGAGGATGCGATCCCGTTCCGGTTCGTCGCCACCAAGTCCGGGGTCGACAACCTCGTCAGCCACGAGTTCAACGTCAGCGCCAGCGGTGAGCACACCTGGGATGACCTCATCTTCCCGATCGACGGCACGTGGTCGCTGAAGCTCGTCGACCAGCGCAATAACTCCAACGCCGCGACCCTCTCGGTCGTCGTCAACGCGTAGGCCATCTTGATCGACGTCGCATGGATGAGGAGATTCGCAAGCAGCAGTCTGAAGAACTCGTGAAGCAGGCAGCACGGCTGGCGGCTGAGGCTGGCGAGGCCAGCAACCGGCTCCGCAAGTTGTTGGACGAACTGGCGTCGGTCAAAGCGACCATCGAGAAGCAGCGGCGATGATCTTTCGCCATATCGGGAAGTAATCAGGGGAACCCATGCCGCAAGAATGGGTTGCGTTTCTTCGGGAGTTCGGGCTCCCGCTCTCAATGCTTGTCGTTCTTGCCGTCGGTTTCCAGAAGCGAGTCTTCGTCTTGGGGAAGGACGCTGACGCCCGAGTCGATGACGTCAAAGCATCCGCATCCGTAGCGCTCGGTCTCGCCGAGCAGGAGAAGGCATACCGAGAAGATCGCCGCCTCGAGGAACGGGCCAATCGGTTGCTAACCGAAGAGGCTCTCCGTAACCAGGTGAACGTTATGCGCGACATGACTGAGCTACTCAAGGACATCGAACGGAACTTTCGAGGACGTTCTGATGCCTGAACGCGACAAGCAGCGAGACCCCCAGCTCGAGCTTGAGCGAGCCCAGACCAATGAGCTGCTCGTGGCTGCCGAATCGGCGGCGACAGAGGGGGCGGCAGTGCTTGAACGTCTTCGACTCGCAACCGAGCAATACCGAGAACGGCTCGGAATCCCACCTGCTACAAGGCGGCCTAGATGACCATCGAGTTTCTCGTTCTCGTCGTCTTCACGGCCCTTCTGTCGCTCGGTACGATCAGAACCCTGGCCAGGCTCGTGGAATACGCTAATGCGCGACGACCGATTCCGGTCCTGCTGTGGCGCGATGTCGTCGGCCAGGCCGGTCTCGCGCTCCCATTCCTGCTGATCGCGATCTCCCGAGCGCTGGGTCTGGGGCCGGTCCTGGCCAAGATGGACTGGTGGATCCTCCTCACCTCCGTGCCCGCGATCATCAGCGTGGCCACCTACGCCTACTACGAATACTTCGTCATCGACAAGTACGCGAAGGACGTCGCGAGCGCTGGCCGTGACCGTCGAGACCCGCTCCTGCGGCGGCGGTATGACATGTTGCTCTCGGCCATCAAGGACCAGGGGAAACAGATCTCCCAGCAAGCAGGGCAGATCTCCGCGCAGGCCGGTCAGATTCTCGAACAGGGCGAGCAGCGTAAGGTTGACATCGAGGTCCAGCTTGTCCGTACCGAACAGATCGCCGACCTGGCTGCGAACGTTGCTGCCGTTGGTGCGGATACCCACGACAAGGTCGAGGACATCCACGACGCCGTCGTCGAGGAGCCCAAGCGAAACGGCCGGGCTTGACAAGACCTTGCGTAGGCCTATCAGGTCGCGTATTGTGCCGTTGGTGGACCGCGCCGCTCTATAAGATGAGCCGAACAGGCTCGATGGGTCGAATGGCGACCTGATTTATCAGGCCACAGCCTCCCCAGAGCGCGTGCCGTAACCCCTTTACCTCGTCACCGAGGGAGGCGTATGCCCAAGATCCTCCTCCTGGCTGACGCTGGGAGCACGACGGGGTTCGCGCGTGTCAGTCACGCCGTCGGAGACCGTCTGGTTCGCGACTACGGGCACGAGGTTCACTGCCTGGCGGTGAACTACGACGGGGATGCAGGCAAGTGGGATACGGCCATGAAGCTGTATCTGCCGACCAAGTACCGACCCAACGATGTGTACGGCCAGAGCCGCTTCGTCGAGATGCTCGGCGAGGTCATGCCGGACGTCGTGGTCATGCTCAACGATCCGTACGTCATCCTGAAGTTCCTGCTGCGCAACAAGTTCGACCCAGAGGCCCTGCTGGCGCGGACACGACCGATCATCGCGTACATGCCGGTCGATGGCACGAACCAGCCACCGGCCTGGAGCCGGATCGGCCAGATCATCGCCGGGCTACCACCGATCAAGGGTGGGACGGGTCGGACGTTCTACCCGGTGGCCATGAGTGGCTACGGCCAGAAGTTCCTCACCGGTAGCGAACTCATCTATCACGGCATCGACCACGACCGCTATCGGCCGGTGAGCCCAGAGGACCCGCTTCTGCTGTCGACCGGCGAGTCGATCACCTCCAAGGCCGAAGCCAAGATGGCGTTCGGCATCCCGCCCGATGGGCTGCTGGCCCTGCGAGTCGACCGCAACAGCTCCAGGAAGAACTTCGGCGATACGTGGCGGGCGCTGGTGCCGGTCATGCAGCGACACCAGAACCTGCACGCCTGGTTCCACTGCCGAGCTGAAGGCGATCAGCTCGAGATGCCACAGCTCTTCAGCCGTGATCCAGCCACCGCTGAACGATTCCGTGTGCCAGGCAACTTCGATACCAAGCATGGCTGGAGCGAGAACGATCTCATCGGTCTCTACAACGCCGCCGACTTCTTCGTCTCCACCAGTTGGGGCGAGGGCTTCGGCCTGACCCTCGGTGAGGCCGCCGCATGCGGGATCCCGATCGTCGCCCAGAACGTCGCATCGATCACCGAGGTCGTTGGCCCCGGTGGCATCCTCCTGAAGCCCGAACGACTCACCGCTGTCGAGTCTGGCCAGGATCAGTGGCTCCCCGATGTTCGTAAGTTCACCATCGCCATCGAGCGCTTGGTGGCATCGGAAGGGCTACGTCAGTCGCTCGGTGAGGCTGGTCGCGCGCATGTCGTCTCAACGTTCAGTTGGGATGACGCGGCCCGCCGTTTCCACGAGCTGATTACCAGGGTGGCTCAGGAGAACCCTGTGACTCCCACCTCGGAAGCGCTTGGAGATGACGACTATGCCCCCGACGATCCTCGAGAACCAGACTGACGACGACCGCGTCGTGGCGATCTCGCCCACGTTCAAGATCTTCTCCGGAACGCTCAAGGCGTTCGAGAAGGACGCGAGCGATGGCACCGGATCGCGCAAGTTCCTGAGCTGCACCGCCAGCTCGACCATCGAAGATCTGCACGGCGACCGAATGACCGCCGAGTGTGTCCAGGGAATGGCCCCGCAGGCCAAGAACAAGGGCATGACGATCTTCCTCAACCACAGCTACAAGGTCCCCGAGGACGTCTTCGGCAAGACCACCGATGCCAAGATTGTCAGTCGCTCGGTCGACAAGGACGGCTCGGCGGTCTACGACCTCGACCTCGAGATCATGCTCAACGAGTCCAACCCGCGCGCCATCGACACCTATGCGTCCATCAAGGACCAGGGTATGAAGATGGGCGTCTCGATCGGCGCGATGATCGAGGACTGGGAGTTCCTGGACGAAGAGGCGGGCTGGTGGGGCGGACTCGAGATCAAGTCCGTCAACCTGCTCGAGGCGAGCATCGTCGGCATCCCGGCCAACCAGCGTTCATGGGTCGTCAACGGCATGAACGCCCTGGGTGCGCCGCGCAACATCATCGCCAAGGCGCTGGGCAAGGGTGATCCCGAAGACCAGCCGCCGGTCGCCAAGAAGAGCGACAAGCCTGTCACCGATGACAGCGAAACCACCACAGACGTCGAAGACTCGACCGCTCCCTCAGGGGAGACTCCGGCCGAGGGAGAGACAACGTCCGGCGAGGCGGATACGCCCGATCCGACGGACACCGACAAGGGCCTGGCCCCTGTCGGCGAGACCACAGCCGAGACCCTGCGAGCCGCTGGTATCAGCGACGCCCAGCTCGACCTCGTCATGAGCCTCTTGGAGGGAGCGACTGAGGAAGTCGTCAGCCTCCGGGAGATCCTCGTGGCGAAGGAAGCCGAGCTGGCACAGGCACAGGCCGATGTCCTCGAGTCCGCAGAGATCGTCGAGATGATCGCCAAGACACCCCTCGGACGGAAGGCTGGCTTCGCTGGCCCCGTCTCAAGCTTCCGAACCAAGTTCGGGGGCATCTATGACGAGAGCCTGATCAGGCTTCTCGAGGGAGATGACACGAATGAATGAGGACTTCAAGAAGCGGCTCGCAGCCGCTCTGGAGGCCCTGGAACCGGATCTTGGTAAGACAGCCGCCCCCGTGGGGATGGATGACCAGACCGCGACCAACAAGGGCTTCCTGACCGTCAGCGACCAGATGACGATGCGTCGGTCGCTGAAGAAGCTGAGCGACGGCGAGATCAGCTCGGTCTTCGGCCAGCAGCTCCGCAAGGAAGGCCAGGGCATCCCGCTGGATGTCTGGATGCGCTCAGGCGGCGGGCGCGCACTCGAGGACCTCCTCGATGGCAATCCGACCATCCGCAAGGCGCTCGACAGCACGGCTGGCACGGCCCTGATCCGTCAGGACCTGGAGCCGATGCTCTACGAGCTCTACATCCGCGAGTTCCCGGCGTGGGATCGGTTCCCCAAGGAACCGGCCAACGGCCTGGTCCACGCGTACAACCGGCAGACCGGCTACGGCGACGCCCAGTTCATGACCGAGCTGGGAACCGTCACCGATGACACGGCCGCCTACGAGCGGGCGACCACGCCGATCGCCATCCTGGCAACCCGCCGGGGCGTCACGCTGAAGAACCAGTACGCCACCCTCGCGGGCGGCGCAGGGTTCAACCCGGAGCAGCTCGAGCTCCAGGCCGGTCTGCGAGCGATCGCCCACCGGATGCAGAAGACCATCTTCCAGGGCAACGCCACCGTGTCCGGCGGCACAGCGTCGACCGAAGATGGCGCGTACGACGTCAACGCGTTCGACGGACTCCGCAAGATCCTCAACACGGCCAATGCCGTGGACGTCGATCCGACCGGTGTCACCCCGGAGAACATCCGGGCCAAGATCAACGAGGCCATGATCACGACCATGCAGGCCGCAGGCCGCCCGGGCGTCATCTACCTCGACCCGGAGGCGTCCGGTCAGTTCGACGTCCAGCAGGACGACCTCGTCCGCTACATCGATCGGGATCAGATCTCGGTCGGCGTGACGGTCCAGAGCGTCTCCACCACGATGGGGCGGCTCCCGCTCTTCGTGGTCCCCGGCGACTCAATCGGTGAGTACACCCGTTCGGCACAGACCGTCTCGGACGCGTATCTCATCGACGAGCAGGCCGTCAGCATCCCGTACCTCGGCTCCGATGGGCCGACGGTCCTCGACATCCCGATGGGCGTGTCCGGCCAGCTCACGCGGCTGTTCATCATCTTCGGGATGTGGGGCTTCGCGGTGAAGGCCGTGCAGTTCCACAACAAGGTCAGGATCCGCAGGGCTTAGCGTTTCTCAAGGCGGATCGGTAGGCCTGCCCTCCTTGGCTCGCGAGATCGCCTTGTATCGGGGAGGGTCGGGTTCGCGCCCGGCCCTCCCTAACTCTGGGAGTCAGACGTGTACGTGACGCCGAAGCGGTTCCGAACATTGGGGACCGGTCTCGACTTCACGGGGAAGTCGGACAACGATCTCCAGGCCATCCTCTTCGCGGCAGGGTTGGCGGTGAATGCCGCCTGCCATGCCCCGGAGGGTTATTCGTTCCTCGGCGGTCACGTGATCAACGAGGAGCACCAGTGGCGGGTGGGTAACGCCTACAAGCAGCCGTCGGGACGCATCTGGCCATACATGCGCCCGCTCATCTCGGCGACCAGCTTGCGGATCAACGTCACCCGAACCCAGCACGTCGACTTCAGTGATCAGCAGCTCTTTCTCCAGAACGGTCTGGGCTACGTCGAGCCGGTCGCCGCACCGAACACCACGGCGCTGTTCACCTCGGTGCCGCCCTGGCTGCTTTCTTCACCGGTGGCGTATCTCACCTACGACTACGGGTTCAATGAGCTTGTCACCGACGAGATTCTGGCAACCCTGTCCGGCGGCATCCTGGCGGGCAACCACCAGTTCTGGTTCACCGAAGAGGCCGTCACGCTCAAGAAGAACGACGTCGTCGTCCCGACCAACCAGTACACCATCGACTACACCGAGGGACTCATTACGCCGACGACACCGCCTGCTGGCGAGGTCTGGAAGGCGAGCTACCACTACCACCTCCCGGCCGGGATCGCCGCAGCCACCTCACTCATCGCCACCGACCTCCTGGGTCAGGCGGCCATCGTTGGCTCGGGCCTGCTTGGCCTGTCGGGACTCAAGGTCGAAGAGGTCGAGATCCGGCTGAGTGCGAAGGTCAACTTCGGGGTCCAGCCGATCAGTGCTGCGGCAGCGATCTACCTCGCGCCGTACGCATCGATGTTCGTCTCGATGCGATGAGCCCACTCCTTAGCACGGCCCAGCTCGCCGGTCTGCGCAAGGTCGCGCACCGGGGTCTTACCGATACCGCCGTCGTCCTGCGAGCTACGGAAGTGGAGAACGACTTCGGGACCGAGACAGTCTGGGCGACGGTCTATCTCGATGTGCCGTGCTGGGTCCGCCAGATGAAGGCCAGCAACATCATTGATGTGGTGATGCACTCAGCGGTCATCGGCGACTTCCGGATCCTGTTCCCGGTCGGAACGGACATCGATGACGACGACAACGTCGTGGTCGCTGGGCAGACCTACAGCGTCACCAACAACAACACGGAGGACACCATCCAGGTCTTCTGTGAGGTGACAGCGAGGAAGGTCGAATGAGGCCAGGCAAGGTCACGCTCCACATCAAGAACATCGACCTCTCGAACCTCGACGACGACGAGGCGCTCATCAACATCCTGGCCGTCAAGGTCAGCCACGCGTTCAGCGAGAAGCTGGCACCTCAAGTCGTCGACGTGGCGAAGGCCAGGGCTCCGAGTCGCCAGCCCGCTGAACGTGCGTTCAACCCGAGGAAGTCGAGCTTCCAGAAGGTTGCCCTCCTCGATCGGCTACCTCCCTCACGCTCGAACACCGCCGAGCGCATCAAGCGCTTCAGCTCACTCCAGGCTGGTGAGCGGGAGGTCGATCTGGCCAGGGATGCCGAGTTCTTCCGAGGGACCGCTGGCAAGAACAAGGGCGCAGTACCCGACGTGCTGCGGTTCCGAGGTGGAGCCGTGGTCGGTGCGTTCGAGACCAGGGGCGGGACCCTGAAGGCCAGCATCAAGTTCGATGGTGTTCGTCGTGAGGGCAACAGGGTCATCGCGACGGTCAGAGCCCACGCGCCGTACGCCTGGTACGTCCACGAGGGTTTCAACCATGTGGGCGGCAAGGCGATCGCTCCACGCAAGTTCCTAGTGTCGGCTCTCGCCAACATCAGAACGAGGATGTCCGACCCGTCCACCTATGAGGGTTAGCGATGGCGGCAACGACTGGCATCGCGCCCATCAAACAGGCCCTCGTGAAGGCGCTGCGCGACAACCTGGCTCTGAAGGCCATGGTCGGCTCAGATGGCATCAACGAGGGTACCGAGCCTAGAGACGTCGCCTACCCGTACATCGTCTATTCGATCACCCACTCCTATCGGGAATGGGATGGCACGAACGTGATGATCGTCGCAGATGTCGATGTCTATTCGATCTCGGACCAACAGGTCCAGGCCCATAGCTTGGACCAGCTCGTCGCCGACTCACTCGAGGACAAGGTCCTTGATATGACGTCGTCCGGGCAAACCAGCTTGACCTGTCGGCGGATCGGCGACCTGTCGTTGCTCGACGTCGATGGTGCAGGCAAACGGATCTACCAGATGGGTGGCGTTTACCGCGTCTGGACAGATCAACCGCGTACTGCCTAAACCGGCAGAGGGACTCCATTCATGGCCAACAGCGGCACGAAGCTCCACGGCAAGAACGGGGCGATCTATCTCGGCGGGGCCAAGGGCTCCGGCGGGGTCAAGGTCGCCACGAAGTCGGCGTGGACCCTCCAGCGCAACAGGGACTACGTCGACGCCACGGTGTTCGGCGAGGCCAACAAGACGTACCTGGCCGGTCTTCCGAACGTCCAGGGCACCTTCGCAGGAATCCTCGACGTGTCGGGCGACCTGATGCTGAACTCGGCCACGTCCGACTCGCAGCAGCTCTACCTGTACGCCGACGACAACCCCTTCACCACGACCACCCTGGTCCTGGTGGCGCACGGCCCGGCGCTCATCGACGCGACCGTCGATGCGTCGAACACCGACGCCGTCCGGATCACCGGCGAGTTCCGGGCCCAGGGCTCCTGGACGATCGACCTGTAGTTCCCCGAGGGCGGTCGGTTCGTCCCGGCCCGACCGCCCTCATCCACTTCCAGCACCTACCTAATCGGGGTGTCAGCACGTGAACATCAAGCACATGACGGGTATCGAAGGCCAGGTAGCCCTGGTCGGTTACAAGGCCGTCGTGGCGATGTTCCTTCGATGGACGCTTGAGAGGCGCGGAGAAGACGGGTCGGGTCAACCGATCTGGACTCTCCGCGCCTCTTTGTCGTACCAGAAGGACTCGATGCTCCTCAAGGAGTCGTTGCCCAAGCAGATCACGATCAAGTACCCGGGCAAGGAGTACATCTGCGAGGTGATGCCAGGTGTCGTTCCTTTCATCGATAAGCACACCGACAAGTACACCGTAGATGGAGTCCGACTATGTCCAGTGGAACCGAAGCAGCCGTGACGAAGATCGCCAAGGCCCAGCGTGATCCGTTCGACTTCCCGGCCAACACCGACAAGGTGTCGTACATGGGCGTCGACTACCACTTCCGGGAGCTGACCGTCGCCGAGACCGACCAGGCCCGTGAGGATTCGATGATCGGTGACAAGTTCGACGGTCGCCTGATGACCCGCCTGATGATCTGCGAGGCGTCGACCGATCCGAAGATCGGGCTCGAGCAGCTCGCCAAGATCCCGCAGCGGCTCTACTCGGCGATGGTCGACCTCGTCAACGACCTCAACGACCCCGAGGCCCTGAAGGGCGTCGACCCGGGAAACTCCTAACGGTCGATGACATCGAGCGGTTCGAGATCGCTCGACTGTTCTCGGCCGACCCAGGCACCCTCCGCCACATCCCACTGTCCGAGTACCGCAAGCGTCGCGCGTACTGGATGGAGGTCAGAAAGATCACCCAGCGAACCGAGACCGGTCCTGGCGGCGTCGTTATCGAGCGCACGGGCGCAGAGATCGAAACCGACGCCACGATCATTGAGTAGGACCTGATGGTAAACGACACCGCCAGAACCGCATCCGTCGATATCGAAGGCGTACTAAGCGTCACCGTTGATCCGGATTCGCTGGCGGCTGCCCGGGAGCAGATCGCTGAGGCCGCTTCTGGTGGCACTGAGACCGCTTCTGGTGGCACGAGCAGGGCGGGTAGGGGTAGGACAGCCAAGGCGGCGACGGTCGATGGCGGGACGGCCAAGATCGCGGTCGATCAGGCCAAGGTCGCTAAGGACGTCCAGTCTGCCGTCGGCAAGGACACCTACACGATCAGCTTCGATGTCGGGGACCTGCGAGGGCAGATCGAAGAGCTTCTGAGCAAGCCGTTCACCATCACCGTCAACGCCGAGATGCGTGGTGCGATCGCCCAGGCTGAGCTGGGTACATCCCACGGCGAGATGGTGACTCACGGTGCCCCGAGTGGCCGGGGTCCGACGCCAGACGAGATCCTGGCGCTGATGACGCACACCGGTAAGAAGGGGGCCAAGGAGACCTACCCGTTCGTCGGCGGCATCGACGCGGTCTATCGAAACGTCAACTCGCTGCTGGAGAAGGCCGGAAAGCCGCCCATCGGCCACCAGCCGACTGGCCCAGGCCACGCTGTCGAACAGGCTCTTGAGCTTGTCGACAAGTTCGGTTCGGACGTCAAGAAGTGGATCGAGTTCGCTGATGGCCCGATCCCCCGCCCGACTGGTGGCGGGACGATCCCGGAGTACCTCAAGGCCCAGGGGGCCGAGACCAAGAGCGACTCCCTGACCTCCGCCATTGGTGCGTTCGGCGGGGATAACAAGCGAGTTGCTGGAAGCTTTTTCGTCAAGCTCAACGAATGGATGAAGCAGACACCGGTGCAGGCCCAGCCCGCTGCTGCTGCCGCACCGATGGCGCAGACGCACGCCCAGCCTGCACCCGCGCCGGTCGCAGATACGGCCGCCAAGCAGCAGTCGGTCGCCCTCCGCGAACAGGCCGAGAGGGAGACGAAGGAGGTCGCCGCCCAGCAGGAGCGGTCACTGCGGTTCGTCCCGATCGTCGGAAAGGACAAGGAGGGTAAGCCGCTTACCGCGATCACCACGCTGGCGAACATCCCGAGTGGCTATGCGCCACCGCTTGGCAAGGGCAAGCGGACTGGCCCTGAGGGCCCGGGGGTTCGTGGCGAGGGGAAGCTCGGTCCGGCTGTCCCCGAAGTGGTCGCCATGGGGTCTGGCGACCAACCCGTCTCAGCAGAGGAGGCTGCTCGTCGCCAGCTCGGTCCCGACCGGGCCAACGTGCGAAGGCTGCGTGGCCATACCCCCGTTCAGCATGTCGCCGGACTGCCCGTCATCCTCGACAACCTCGAGCGACTGGCTGAGATGGGTCGGTTCCAGGACGTCTTCGAGCAGTTCGGCGGCAAGAAGTTCAACGAAAGCGAAGGCTTTGGTCAGCTCGTCTCGGAAGACGTCGGTGGCTACGACGCCCTCTCGAGGCTTGGCAAGAGGGGTCCTGGGGTCAAGTTCGGCATCACCGGGAAGGAGGGCAAGAAGTTCGCCGCCCTCAAGCCCAGTGAAGCATTCGCTCGAACTGTGCTTCACGCCACCGGTGCCGAGAGTGATAACGCCTCGATGGAAGCCGTCCGGGCGTTCCTCGATGAACCCGAGATCGCGGACAAGATCAAGAAGGCGCTCTCCCGAGGTGCCTCGCCACTTCAGGGCACCAGTGGTGCCACCAAGCGTGGTCAGGGCAAGCCGAAGATCGGCTCTGGACCATCGGATCTCGGGGCTCAGGCCAAGCGCCTGTTCGAGTGGATTGACAAGCTCGATGGCCAGATCGCCGACTACTCCACGGAGCTCGACCGGGTCAACCGTCAGATCGAGTACCTGTCCGGGTCAGGCCAGAAGACCAACAACCTAGAAGACCACGCCAGGGACCTGGCAAAGCGTATCCAGGTGTTCCGTCGAGACAGGAACGCTGCTGTCGCCGAGCGTGATGCGGCGATGGCCAGTGGTGTCTCGCCTGAAGTTGCGGCGGTCCGTGCTGCCGCTGTGGTCCGTGGACGGAAGGTTGGCGGCAGCAAGGACGTCATCGAGCAGCAGATTGGCAAGGACCCGGCCGAACGTGCCTACAACGAGGACACCGGTGTCTTCGGCAACGTTGAGACCGGCAAGCGGCTCGACGCGATGGTCAAGGCCAAGGAGCTACCCTCCCAGAGGGCCATAACGAACGCGTTCGTCGAACGCTACTTGCAGAACCAGGATCGAACCGACCCTGCGACCGGCGCATCTGTCACTGGCTATCAGACCCTCAAGCAGGTCGCCTTCGGTCCAACCGGTAAGCCGCGCAAGGCCAAGAACGACCAGGACGATACCGGTCTCTACGGCGACCTGGTGCGCGGGATCGACCCATCGCTTGGGCCAGCCGCGAAGCGTGAGGCGCAGGGGTACATCGCTGACGCGCTCAAGTCGGTCATCAGTGACCAGGGCTTCAAGCGCGCTCTCGCCGAGAAGGACGTTGCCCGCAAGGAAACGATGGCGCGCCCGGCTCTTGTCGGTATCACGGGTGAGGGCCAGTACACAGGCACGCCTCCTGGCGTGCTCGGGGCCCTGCGTTCAAAGATCGGCATCGAAGAGAAGCTTGGCCCCGGACATCCGGCCTCGGCTCACGGCAAGTATGCCGATACGCACGAGGAGCTGGAGGACAAGGTTGAGACCCCCGCTGGGTCAGTCAACCCGATCGTGGTGCCTGGTCTGCGTACCCGGCTTCATGAACTCGAACAGCGCAACATTCGCATCAAGGCGGCTGAAGATAAGCGGGCCACCGCTCGCAATAAGACACTGGCTGATCCGACCAGCCTATCTGGGGACGCCTCTCGAGACATCGCACGGGACGTCGGCGTCTTCATGGAAGGCGAGGTCCGGCACGCTCCGTTCGAGAAGTTCAACGAGCAGTACGACAAGCCACTCGGACCGGGATACGAGCGCATCGAGGCCAGCCTTGGCGCTGCCCGTGAGTCGGGTGCCAGTAAGACCTCCTTCGTCGGTGGTGGTGGCGGGGCTGGCCAGAATGGCGATGGCGGCGGGTTCGGCGAGATCTCAGGACCGATCCACGTCATCATCCAGGGCCAGCCCATCCTGGTCCAATGGGCTGGCGGTGGTGGCGGAGGTGGCGGCGGCGAGGCTGGAGGTGGCGGTGGCGGCCGTCGTCCGCCTCGCGGCAGAGTTCCGGCTGACGAGCAGCCCGAGCAGCCCGCTGACGAGACGCCGAAGGGCAAGACACCGAAGTCGATTCGCTACAACCGATATGGCGTACCAACGATCGACATCACGCGATCGCGCATCACTACGGCTGCGTCACCGATCAATCTGACCAAGCCCATCGGTGTGACTACGACAGCAGCGCAGCGCGCAGCGGCCGCTGAAGCCAAGCTCGCCCGCCAGGAGGCCGAAGCTCCGTTCAAGGGCTTTTCCGAAGCCGCCAAGGCAGAGGAACAGTCACGAGCGGCAGCGCTTCGGGCGAGCATCACCAACCGGTACGGGGTACGGCCGATCCAGATGGTCGGTGGTCCTGGCCTTGGGATGCCGATCGCCCAATATCGCCGACAACAGGCCAACATCGCGCGTGGCCTCCGCGCCGGGAATCGACCGCGCGACGTTCGTGCTGACATCGAACAGCGGTACGCCGACCGAACCGCCAGCATCTTGTCGCCGACTCCACCAGAAGTGGTCGAGAGCCAGATCGCTGCCCAGCAGGCGCAGCAGAAGCTCCAGCCCAGATCGCTGTCGACCTACCTCGTGTCCCTGGCGGAGAACTCACCGCTCGGCAACCGACGTGAAGGTCTCCGTAAGGTCGCGGAACTGCGTAACGCGGCGACCCGCCAGAACCAGCTCACCAACCAGCAGGAGGCCATCCAGCAGGACCTGACGGCGGCCGAGGCCGGACGGCGCGGGACAGCACGCGAGATTCTTGGAGCGAGACGGGCGGGGACTACTGTCGACCCGGCGCTCATCAAGGAGCATCGGCAGTACCTCGATACGGTCATCGGTCTGCGCAAGGCCTCGATCACCACATCGAAGGCCTTGAACACTGTCAGTGGCGAGATTACGAAACTCGGTGGTGCCGTTGGCAAGGTCGATGTTGCGCGAAACCTGGGAGCTGGCTTCGCCGGTGGTGTTGCCGGTGGCCTCGTGGCCGGTGGCGTTAGCCAGGTCGCCGGTCTTGTCCTCAAGGGCGTCCAGGAGACCCTGGGGCCCCTCGCCGAGCGTCTGTCCGGCTTTGCCGGGACGACTGGCCGGGTCCAGGAAGGTCTGGCAACGAGTCTCCGAGCGAACAACGATCAGCTTGGCCCCACGCTGGCCCAGGCGGGCACAGAAGCACGTCTGTCGGATGCTCAACTGGCCGCTGTCAGCGGGCCACTCGGCGCACGTGCTAAGACCGTCGCTGGGACCCAAAGCCTTCAGAAGCAGTTCGACCTGTTCAACGCAGCGCAGGGTACCGGTAGTCAGGCGAACCAGGGCTTCGATCGATCGCTCTTCCGCTCGACAGGCGGGTTGTTCGACCTCTCCACCACCGGCGTTGGTCTCGGTCCAATCAAGGACTTCTCCGTGGGCGGCCAGGCCTCGACAGCCGAAACGCTCGCCTCACAAGTCAGAAACATCAAGTCCATCCCAGAGGGCTTCGGGGCTCCAGCCTTTCCCTCCGGACGTGGTCGAACCCAGACACGAGACGGCAAGCCTCTTGATCTCGGACCAACACGGAGTACAAACGCCGAAGCGGACAGGGTGCTGGCCGAGAACAACAAGCAACTCGGCTACCTGAACGAGAACCTCAAGGGCTCGAAGTACAGCTTGGCGCAGACGAAGGATGAGACGGCCCTCGCTGCGCAGCGGAACCAGTTCGAGGCGGCTGGCGCTGGCAGTCTCGGTCAGGCTCTCGCCGATGCGAAGACGCTGGTCAGCGGGATCAACCCGAATGCGCAGAACCCGATCGCTGAAGTCGGCGGGTTCCTCAAGACAGCCGATGAAGGCCCGAAGCTCTCTGCACAGCAGCTTCTCGACATCAATGAGCCGCAACGTCGGGCTCAGGTCTATCGCGAGGACAGGCAGACCCAGTTCCAGATCGGCATGGTCAACCCACAGCAGACAGCCATGGCGAACCTGGCCCAGCCGACCGCACCTGCCGCCGCTGGTATCAACCTCGGTGGACTGTCCCCGGCCAAGCAGAAGGAGTTGAACGCATCCCTGGCTGAGACCGATGACAAGCAGCGCCAGATCAACGCCGACACGCAGGTCGGTGTCGCGGCGGCCAAGGCGTTCGTCTCGGCGCGACTGCCGCAGGTCGGTGCCGCCTTCGCTAAGTCCCTTGACCTCGTCGGTCAGTACGGCCAGGACATCTCGAAGATCCAGATCGGTGTACAGACCGAGCAGGCGAACCTCGCGGCCAAGCAGTACAGCGTGCAGCTCGTTCAGGCCAACCGAAGCCTGAGAGACGCCAAGGGGTTGACTGGCGAGATCACCAAGCAGAACGGTGACAACCTCGGGATCATCGAACGCCAGACGTTCCAGCTCCAGCGCCAGAGCCAGTCACTCAGCATGGATCTATCGCAGAAGCAGATCAACTTCCAGCGAGCCGTCGCCAGCTTCCAGTCACCGGGGATGACCTCAGAGCAGCGCGAGGCGAATAAGCAGGAAGCCAAGCTCGAAGCTGACTACGCCCAGAAGCAACTCAACATCCAGAAGCAGTTGTTCGGCCTGAGTGGGAGCCAGTTCGGGATCGGAGCGAAGCGCCAGGTCAAGGACCTGAACGCCCAGGTCGATCTGCTCACCCGTGGCCGAACCCTGGTCCTCGACACGGCCGTCGCAGAGAAGCGCGTTGCGGTGCTATCCAAGCTCCAGGCCAAGGAGAACAAGCAGGTCGAGACGTACTACGCCGCTGCGGTCCAGCGCACGGGCGACATCATGGACCTCGAGGCCCAGTTGATCGCTGCCACCCAGGTCGACATGGCTTCGGTCGGTAGCATTGTCCTGGGAGCCTTCGCCAAGACCTACCAGGGGATGATCGACACCATCAATGGGCTAACGCCCGGCGATACGCAGGAGTCGGCAAGCCAGAGCCGCAACAGTGCCCGGGTCTCCGTGACCCCGGGTGGTGGCAGTGCCGGACACGGCGGCAGGAATGTCACCATCCAGATCAACAACCCGACCGTTCGCAACGACGCCGACATCAACAAGATCATCGCCGGTGTGAAGCTCGCCCTTCAGAAGGAAGCGTCACTGCTGTTGCCTAAGCACCCGTGAGCACGGTCGTCATCAGGGTCGGCGGCACGAACATCACAGCAGACGTCATCTTCGGTGACGCGGCGTTCGTGTCACAGGTGAACGGGAATCCGGGGGCGTGCTCCTTCAGGGTCAAGGACAACGCACAGACCTACGCCTTCACCACCGGGGCCGAGGTGACGCTCGACATCGATAGCGTCCGGACCTGGGGCGGGTACATCACCCAGGTCCGTAAGACCTATGTGCTGCCGGTCCTCGACGCCGACCCGCCCACTGCCGTCCATCGGGTGTGGTCCGTCACCGGTCTCGACTACAACGTGCTGTTCAACAAGCGGATCGTCTGGAAGGAATCGGCCCCGACTGGGAAGCTGGACTTCGAGTACAGCGTCAACACCTATGACGACACGATCATCAATGACATCTTCGACAACTACCTGACCATCAGCGGCGATGGTCTGACGCGCACGGGCGTGACCCGGATCGACAAGGCCATCCTCGACCTCCCAGGGCTCGGCCACAAGGGCCTGATCGCCTCGGCTGGGTTCACCTGGAAAGAGATGATGGACTCGGTCGCACGCGCGACGGGCGGCATGTACTACATCAGTCCCGACAAGGACCTGGCCTACGTCGACGTCGAGACGGCCGATGGGCCGTACCAACTCCAGGATCTCCGTGGGGTCACGTGGCAGGACTACACCGCTCCAGCGTGGGTGGCGCTGTCACCGGTGCTCTCCCTGGCGTTCGTACTGGGCGACTCGAACTACGTCTGGCAGTCCGGTGGCGACGGGACGACCGGTGCCTCGAGACCAGACTTTACGGCAGCGATGATGGCGGGCACGGTCGATGACGGGACCGTCACCTGGTTCCTGGTCAACCAGTGGGTGACTGGCAGCGGTCAGTACCTGAACTCGGCGCTTCAGCCGACCATACCCAACGGTCACGCGTACGTGACGACATACACGCGGGCCACCGACTTCGGGCTCACTGGCACGGTCGAGCCCACCTGGCCGACCGATGGATCGACCGTTACCGATGTGGTCATCGGCTACCAGAACTTCTCGTTCCTCTACAACGGCTCGGACATGATCAACGACATGTTCGTGTGGGGCGCTGGCAACGCCACTCCGAACTACGTCTTCAGCCGGAGCCAGGACTCCACATCGATCACGAATCACGGGCGCTGGCAGTCCAGCTTGCAGACCACTGCGCTGTACCGCCAGACCTCAGCGGACGCCGTGGCGACGTCCTACGTCTACGGCACGCCCCAGAGTCACCGTGGCGGCAAGGACGACCAGATCACGTTCACCTGCCGGGTGTTCCGGCCGGTCTACCACGCCGGGTCGAAGATCAGCATCTACAACTCCATCTTCAACTACTACGACGTGCTGCCGGTCCGCCAGATGACGGTCACGTTCGTGAGCCCGACCGAACCCATCTTCGACCTCACCCTGTCTCACGACATCGACCTGCCGTATGCCATCTCGGAGTTCCTCGGACCAGGGAGGCTCGGAGGAGGAACCACCGGGACCAACGTGACTCCTCACGCCACCGGGATCACTGACACATTCACGCGGGTCGTGAGCAGTCCCTCGTGGGGCACGAGTGATGCGGGTCTCCCTTGGTCCGTGAGTGGGATCTCCGTGACCTCGGCCGACGTGAACGGAGCCCGTGGCTGTCTTCAGGTGGCCCAATCTGACGGCTCCTACGTTGCGTCGGTCCTGACCTTCGCGACCAAGCCGTTTCTTGGGGCAGACATCGCAGCGCAGACGGACTGGCCGTTCGGTGGCGCGACGCTTGCGAACTTCTGGATCGAGTTCCATTTCGTGGACGGTACCGCCGGTAATGTCCGGTTCTCGTTCTACGACGACCTCGTGACGCCAACTAAGGTCGCGTCTCTACAGGACTTCGGGCCAGCCCATACCGACTCAGTCACCTTCTCGACCTTCTCGTCGCTGGCCGACAACGTCTACCGCTTCGTGATCGATGCGGGCAACCTCGTGGTGTATGCGTGGACACGCCCCGGTGGTCCTGGTGCAGCGATCCTGTCGATCCCCATCGACTCGACGACCTATGACTCGATCACGATCGGGACGGATGGTGCCGCGCAGGGCGGCAAGGTCTGTATCGACTACGTCGACCTGAAGGGAATCCGGGCTGACACCATCGGCGCAGGCACTACTGGGTTCGGCTGCGAATCCTTCATCGCGACGGCTTCTCAGACGACGTTCACGGTCTCAAGCGCGATCCATCCCCTTACCTCGGAGGTGTCTGTGGCTGGGTTGCGGATGGCGCGTGGAGTCGATTACACGGAGACCCCAGAAACGGGGACCATCGTGTTTGGCACAGGCGTGACCGCAGGGGTACTCGTCTACATCTGCTATACGGCCGACGGTGCCCTCTGATGCCAGGCTCGACAATCGTCATCACCTACGACGGCACGGACATCAGTGGATCGTGCATCTTCGCTGAGTGCTCGTTCGAGGCCCAGATGGCGGCGGTGCCCGGCACGTTCACCGTCACGGTGCGAGACATGGATCGCACGCTCAACTTTGTCACTGGCAAGGAACTGACGCTCGACGTGGATGGCAAGCGCCTGTATGGCGGCTACGTCACCCAGGTCACGCAGCGTTACGCCTTCCCGGCCGACAACACGGCTGACCTATCCCGCGTCCATAGTCGCGAGTGGGTCCTGTCTGGCGTCGACTACAACGTTCTCTTCGACAAGCTGATCCTGCACAACTCGGCCGACTACACGCACGACATCCCAGTGGTCTCAGGTGATCCGTACGACGGCACGATCATCCGGACCTGGTTCGATAACTACTTCGACCTGCCAGCGGGCTTCACCTTCAATAACGCCACGTATGTGCTCAACAACCACCAGTGGGGCGCGTCCCAGAACCACCATTACATCTGGCCGACCCAGGGTGCCACCATGCGCCAGGTGCTCGAGGACCTGGCCATATACGGCTCAGTCTTCTGGATGGCAGCCGACAAGACCCTGCGCTTCATCCCGGTCCAGGACACGGCCGCTTCGTGGGGCTTCAGCGACCAGCCCAACAACGACCCGATCGGCGTCGGGACACCGACTCGTGGCTTCCGTGAGGGGGAGTACAGCATCGCCAACGATGCCCTGGTCTGGGGCGGCTCCGAGTGGGCGGCCGGAGGCGCGGTGGTGTTCGACCGACGCACGAACTCCACATCGATCACGAATCACGGGCGCTGGCAGATCGCCGAGAACCGTGTCGGTGACGCGAAGTTCAAGATCCTGGCCCAAGTCACCGCGCGAGCCAAGGTCATCGTCGATGGCAACGAGTCAGGAACGACCATCCAAGGTAGTCAGGGCCTCGTCAACCCAGAGGACCAGTTCCGCTGCACGTGGTTCAACACGGGCGTGCCGGTCTCTGGCGGTAGTCCAGTTCACCTTGTTCCAGGGCTGGTCGTACCGATCGAGCTGTGGGTGTTCAGTCAGGACGCTGGCGTCCATCCGTTCCTGGTCAACCTGCCCTTGCGCCAGGTCCGCATCACGTTCCCGACCCTCGAGAACGAGACCGGCAAGGCCTACGCCCAGTTCGAGGGCTTCTTCGGGGTCCAGATGGCAGATCCGTTCTGGCTCTGGAGCTATCTGCGGTCGTCCAAGTCACGGCTCCCTCGGGGCCAGCTCATCAGCAGCGCGAACAACTCGACTGTCAACCCGCCCTATGCGGCGCAGTACCAGGACGTTCCAAGTCCGGCGGCTGACGGTTCGACCACCGTGTTCACCATCCCATTCGGCTACATCGCTGGAACCAGTCAGGTGTTCGTCGCAGGCCTTCTCTTGATGCCTGGCGACTACACCGAGAGCAATCCAGCAGCCGGGCAATACACCCTAGCGGTGGCCCCGACCACGGGCCAGACGATATGGGTGAAGACGACCCTGACGGGCGGCTAACGGGGGACGAATGATCCATTCCATCCATTGGTATCGACGTAGAGAGGAAGATGACATGGCAGACACCACCGCCAAGGCGGACGACAGCACCGAGCACTTCGGCACCGGAGCGATCCAGTCACCACCCGATGACCGGGACTTCACCTTCGAGCAGCTCGTAACAGCGAGTGGGCAGGAGCTCACGGCGAGCCTCCCCAGCACGTTCCTGATGACAGGACTCGCGCCCATCCTCAACCAGGGCAATACGCCCATGTGTGTGGCCTACTGCACCTCGGGGATGAAGGGCTACCAGGACCGCAAGGACCAGGGCAAGTTCTTCAACTTCGATGAGCCCAGGTTCTTCTCGCTCATCGGCGGGGGACCCAACGGGTCGACGGTGCGCGTCGGTCTCGATCGACTCCTCAAGGCTGGCTATCCCGTCGTCGGTGTCGGTGATCCGGGCCACCACCGGATCGCTGGCTATTACGCCATCCCCAAGGCGCAGAACACCCTCATGCAGGCGGTCCACGACTTCGGCCCGCTTCTCGTCAGCACGCCCTGGTACCACTCGTGGTTCCACCCGGTCGGCACAGGTGGCAACGTCAAGCTGCCGCCGCCCGACTACAGCGTCGGTGGCCACGCCATCCAGGCGACCGGCTACAACCCGACCGGCCTGGTCCTGCGCAACTCGTGGGGCACCTCGTGGGGCTACCACGGCAGCGTGACCATGCCGTGGGCGTACGTCCTCCATTCCGTCTGGGAGGTCTGGAAGGCCCTCGACGTCATCGACAAGAAGTAGAAGGAGCGCACCATGATCTTCGGACGCCCACCGGCCCTGTTCGCAGCGGCGATCTCGGCCATCCTCAACGCCATCGTCCTGATCCATATCGTCACCCTCGACGCCCAGCAGATCGCTGGCCTCAACGTCGCGGCGGCAGCGATCATCGGCCTGATCGCAGGCACCTCACTGACCGATCACGCGGCCCTCGCGGCGGCGCAGGAGAAGCGGGTCGCCGCTCGCCAAGACCTAGACAAGTACAAGTAGATGCCCAAGGCGCGCACGCTCGGACTCCCCATGAAGTGCCCGTCGTGCCCGCCTCGTCGGTACTACGGGATCCTCAAGGGGGAACAGGTGCCGACACACCTGGTCAAGTTCAACCTGTCGGATGTCTGTGAGAACTGCAAGACGCCGCTGATCCCAACGATCAAGCGCTAGACTGCGTTCGCCAGTCCGGTCATAGAAGAAGCCCCCGTCCGGTCAACCCGGACGGGGGCTTCTTCGTGCCTGCCAAGGCCTACTTGGTGGGTGGGTTCCAGGGCTTGCTGTCGACTTCCATCGCGCCACCCTCGAAGGCCGGGTCGGTGGTGTGCATCTCGCCCGTCTTCTCGACGAGCGGCTCCTGCTTCGGCTTCCGTGTCGCAGCAGGCTTGGCGGCGTCGGTCTTCTTCTTGTCCGTCATCTCAGCGCTTCTTGTTCAGATCGCCCGTGCTCTCCGGCTTGCGCTCACCGGGCCCGCTGGGGGTCTGCTTCGAGAAGCTGGGATCCGGGGCCTTGGGGCCCTCGCCCGGAGCTGCTGGCTTGTTCTGTCCACCCTCGGTGGTGGTCGGGTTGTCGGTGCTGTTGCCCACGACGTTCTCCTTCACCCCGAGCTGGAGCTCGGCTATGGGCGGAATGATACGGCGAGCGACATTACGTCTGCATCACCAACGCACGGTGACGGGTAGCGTGCCGACGCCTCCCAGGCGGTGCATCGGAGCCCAGTACAGGTCGATCAGCTTGGAGTTGCTACCGCACCAGTCGACCAGCCTGACGATGACGACCCGACCGCCGCTCGAGACCCGGACGACCTGGCCTCGCCAGTGGATGCCCATCGCCACCCGGAGCTTTCCGCAGGCTGCTGCGACCATCGAACCCGGTGGGTATGCGTAGTGACAGATCGATACTCCGGCCTTGCAGTACCAACTTGCTACGCCTGCTACGGAATGTGCTGTGGGAGTAGTAGCTACCTTCACTTTGGACTCCGTCACCGGTGAAGGATTCCGGTTTATAACCTTCGGCGCTAAAGACTTGAGCTCAACGTGCATGGCTTCTGGAAGAACGCTGACGCTGAATCCCTCATAGATGACGGGAACGGGCACTTGAGATGCTTGATAAGTCTTGGAACTTTCCTGCACGCTGGGCGGAACTGTGCTGGAACAGGCCGCAAGCAGGACTGAGATGAGTAGACTTACGGCGGGTCGCGCGGCCCGACCGACTCCTTCGGCAGCGCGTTCAGGGTGAGGATGGGATCCCTGGGCGGGGCGTCTCGGCGCAGTACGGTGAGCGAAGGCCCACCGCCCGAAGGCTCCCATCAGGCCGCCATTCATATCCAAGCGCTGACCTTGTCGACTCCAGCCACGGCCAGCAGGGTGATGGCTGCCACGTTGAACCGCTCTGGGTGGCCGCCCGCAACGGCTCGGGCTGTCAGCTTGGTGGCGATCTCCTCGACGCTTAGGCCGTGCATGACCGCCAGGTACAGGACATCGAACTCGAGCGGTGCGGCCCGGCGGAGCTTGCGGAACGCTCGGGTGACACGCGTGCGTTCATCCGAGTGCTTGGCGCGGTATTCCTCGCCCTCGAGGTAGATCGGTAGGTCTTCCCGGCACTTCGCGCAGTGTGGGTCCTTGCAGTTGAGCTTGCCGACGTAGTTGACGAACTCTGGTGCGAACGGCGGGGCTGAGCCCAGGCCGAAGTGCGCACCGTGGTTGGTGGCGTGGATCCGGGTGGGAATCTCCCCTCGGTAGTCCTTGCCCCATTCACCCAGGAATCGCTGGGCCTTACGGACCTCTTCGTCCGTGACGATCACCTCGTTGGGTCGTGCCATAAACCTTCCTCCACAACTCTCTCGAAGAACGGGTCTGGAAGCCCGCTCCCTGTGTCGGAGCCGATCTCCGCGATCGCTCCGCTGGTATCGATGCCGTATGCGATGACAGGAATGCCCCTGCGCAACGCACAGGCCACCACGTGACTCGTGCCGCCATCCCGTGGTCCATCGGGCCCGAAGAAGGCGAACACCCCGTCAGCGGCCTGCACGAGCGTCACATCGCGAACGTAACCTGCTTTCGAGCCCGCCTCGCTCGGTGAGTTGAACGTTCGGACGATCTTCCCGGTCTTGGTGCCGATCCGCCAGACCATCTCCTCGGTCATCGATGACGGCGTCCCCGAGCTTGTGCAACGGATCCCGAAGTCGTCGTCGCGACTGACCATGATGGTCAGGATCGCCGAAGCGAGTCCGGGCGTTGGCCAGAGCGAGGAGGAGCCGACGATGACCTTCATTCGGGGTGGATCATCACCCTCCACTTGGCTGCGTCGTACACCGTGACCGTGGTGTACGGGTTCTTGCTGCCCGTGACCTTGCTCATCACGACGGGCATGAAGAACTTGTCGTTGTGCTCGATCGCCTCGGCCAGAGCGTCGTTCATCAGCTTGAGCAGGTTGTCACAGTCGATGTCGGTCTTCAACACGAAGTCGTAGGCGACGATGACCTGACCGCGCTTGGGCAGGATGAACGAGCTGGGGCGGGCGACTCGAGCGATCAGCCGGATGCCGTTCTGGTATGCCTCAGCTTCAGGGGTCTTGAACAGCCCTCTGGTCTTGACTCCACCGATGTGCTGGAAACGCACTCGGAAGGCCTGATTCCAGGAGACGGGCTGGCCGGGAACCGTGAAGCTGAAGTAGCTCACTCGGAGTGCTTGACCTTCGCTATCGGAGTCGTGATCGGAACCTTGCCGCCGTCGATCAACAGCGGTCGACCACAGTCCTTCACGTGGCAGACCCAGTACGCCGGGGTCTTGCCGTTCATCCAACCACTGCCGTTGTAGTGCGGGTCTGGCTTGTGCTCAGTAGAGCCGTCAGCGTGCTGCCAGCTCACGTGTCGCGTTCAGCCGCGAGGCAGACAGCCAGTGCGAGCTGCTCGGGGATCTTCGCCACCAGGGCGCTATCCATACCCTGACTGGCTGTCCGTGAGCCGCGCGGAGCGGCGGTGTGGCACGGGTCGCCGTTATGGCACGACGGCAACAGCTCGAGCGACGGTGGGAAGACGCCCCACAGGTCGGTCGGCTTCATCATCGGCTCGCCGTACTGGCAGTAGGTCACGGTTCGGCGCTCGTACTGGGTCATCGGGTAGAGCTTGCGCAGCTTGGCGCGCGGGTTCTCCATGATCCAGAAGCGAGGACCCAGCCCGGCGATGAGGTTGACGGTGTGCTGGACCAGCAGGAGCGCCTCAGCGGCGCTCGCGGTCTTCGGTGTTCCCTCACGTGTCCAGTTGGTCCCGATCTGCATCACCGTGAACTTGGTGCAAGGCGGTGAAGCCAGGATGAGGTCTGGTCGACCGGGAAAGTCGGCTGGAGTCAGGTCCATCAGGTTGCGCTGTTCGTCGGCTCCGAAGCGCGGGTCGTTATCGAGCGTGAATACCTGATGACCCCTGGCCCTGAATGGCTTGGACCAGCCCTCGAGACCAGAGAAGAAGTCGTAGATGATCACCGCTTGCGCTTGGCCAGCTCATCGGTGAGCCAGTCGATCGCCCATAGGGCGATGAATACGGCGAAGCCTGCGGCGACCGGGGTCTGCCAGCCGATGACGGAATAGGCGGTGACGATGAGCCAGGCCCCGATGAGGACGACGAGTCCTGCGGCGACGCCAGCCAGCAACGAGATGACGGTTCGGTCGATCACCAGCCCTGTCCCTTCGCCATACCCGCGCACACGTGGGAGCAATACCGAGCACGGCCCGCTTCCCACTCAGCCCATCTGGGCTTGTACTGGACGCCACAGCCCGGTCGTTTGCACGTCACGAGCCTGTCCCGGTGCTCAGCATACTCGGCCTCCGTCTTGGTGAACTTGCGGCGCTGACACGCCGTGCAGCAGCGCACGATGTTGGAGATCTCGTTGGTGCCGCCCCGATCGAAGGCCAGGAAGTGATCCCAGCTCCCTTCTTCGAGGCGAAGTTCAGTGCCGCAGTAGCGGCAGTAATCCCCGGCGGCGGCCAGCATCTGCCAGGACAGGACACCGGGGACGTGTAGCTTCCTGGCCTTGGCGTTGTGGGTGCTGGCGATGCGTTGCAGGCGGCGCTTGATGGAGACCATTCACGCCGACCGGAGTTCGCGCTGACGCGCGTACTGACACGGCAGGCAGCGTCCAGTCTGTTTCGGCCCGTAGCGTCGCCAGGTCCAGGGCGTCTTGAGGTGGCCGCCCTTGCGGCAGCGCTCGCCGTTGTTGTGGGTCTTGGCGCTGCGCTCTCGCTGGCAGGCCAGGCAGCGCTGCTCGGTTCGACCACTGGCGTAGCGGTAGACCGCGAAGTCGGCCAGCCCGTGGCGGGGACAGCCACGCAAGTCCGGGATCACCAGGGACTCCTCCGGTCCTCGACCGGCTCGTCGAGCTGGGCCTTGCGAACCAGGCGTTCCTGCTCGATCGCTGGCAGCGTCAGCCACGACTCGATCTCCAGCCTGAGTGGTGCATCGTCCTTCGAGATACCCGCCCAGTCCCGGTACTCCTCGAGCATCTTGATCAACAGGTCGCGTGGCTCCCCGCAGTAGGCGCAGACGGCCGGGTGAAACGAGTCGACCGGTGGAAGACCCACCGGCCCGGCTCGCTGCACCCAGGTCGCCAGCCAGCACTTGGCCATGGCGATGGCCTTGGACGGGTCCCGGACTTGCGCCCGGCCCCGTCCCTCGCGCGGCTCCGTCACAAGTTACGGGCTGCGGTGGCGCTGTAGTAGGCGTTGGTCGTGGTGAAGCTGCGCTGCCAGCCCCACTCGTCCTGCACCCACGGCTTGTACTGGCTCATGTCGAGCTCGACCGTGTCGTGGATGTCGAGTTCGAGCATCCCGATGATCGTGTCGTACTCCTCGGTGTGGTCTTCCGGCATCCGAAGGCCGACGTTGATGTCGATCTTCTTGCCCTCGGCGGCCATCTTGAGCATCTCGTCGAGCCGTTCGATGACCTTCTCCCGGAAGCCAGCCTGGGCTTCGAGCACGATCGCGTGGTGGGCGTCGCGGTTGCGCCGCATGATGTTGAGCAGCTTGCCCTTGTCGACTTCGATGTCCTGCATCACTGGATCTCCCTCGCGAGCCAGGGCTCACGCCCGGACTCGATGACGTCCTT